GTCTTTATACATTCATCGCTCTATGATATTTTTCTTTGTTGTATGGGTGAGCCTATGGTTTGCCAGCACGCGATTCCTCCCATGAACCTGCTTGCTCTTCTTGGACACCCTGTGAACAGTAACGGTGGTGGATGTGAGACGGCGGCGGTTCCGCAATGGGGATATGATTATGACTGAAAGTGTGGTATGATGCCGGTAAGGCGTTGCCATTTACGGTAGGCGGTTAGCCGCTCCCGAAAGGGGGTGGGGCTTATGTCGGTTTATGAGGCTGTGACGTTGATTATTGCTTTGGCGGTATTCATTGTCCACTTATTGAACTACATGCGCAAAGAAAAGTAGCCGCCCCAGTCCAAAGGTCCGGCTACTTTCATCGGATTAGCGGGCTAACCGTCTATCGGCAACGCCCCATTACAATCACAGTATAGCAAGCGCGATGGGCGCTGTCAAGGGCTGTTGAAGAGCGGCTTTTCTTTTTAGGGAAATAGGGGTTGACTTTCTGCGATTGCATGAATATAATAAATGCGAACGCAGAAAGTGAGGTGAAGGAGTGTCCCCGAGAACAGGGAGGCCAAAGAGCGAAAACCCCAAGAATGTGGACTTAAAACTGCGATTAACAAAGGAAACAGCTAAGGACCTGGAGGAATGCGCTGAGGCTTTAGCAACATCAAGAACGGCGGTAATTGAAAAGGGGATCAAGCTCGTAAAGACCGAAATTAAAAAGTAGAACGCCACCCCCAAGCAAGGAATCAGCGTTCTACCCGTCACCAACCTTTCGGTCAGCAAGCAAATTGTAACATGCCTGCCCCGAAAGGTCAATGAAAGAAAAGAGGAGTGCATATGGAGCATGAACAATTTGCGGAAGAAATGAGCGCGGATGCCGGACGGTTTCTAATTGACGAGTTTGACGAGATTGACCAGCGGCTGCAAGCGCTCAGCAGCGTATTGACGCTCGGCGCGAATTATAACGAAGGCCTGCTGGAACCGGGACAAAAACGCTGGACCGCGTTTAACATGAACCTGATGAAGGTAATGAGCGACTACGTGGAAAGCATCCGCGCGCTGCTGGACGATACCGCGCGAGACGTGCTGATACGGACGAAGAAACCCGCATAACCCAAAGGGAGCCAATAAGCACCCACCCGAAAGGGCAGGGTGCTTTTGGATGTAAGGAGGAAAAAAACATGGACAATCCCGCGATAGAGCACCGATTTACGTATCATCCACCCAAGGGAGACCAGGCGGAGCGCTACGGGGAGATCCGGAGCGGCGCGAAGGAGTTTGCCACAATGATTGCCGAGCTGACCCCCGCAAGCCGAGAACAGTCCCTTGCCATCACCCACCTGGAGCAGGCGGTGATGTGGGCCAACGCGGCAATTGCCCGGAATGAGATTTAGGGCGGACATAGGCCCGCCCTGCTACCGTATCAATACGCGAAAGCGGGCCGTCTGGATTGCCGCGGCCTGCGGCCTGGCAATGACAGCCCCGTGAGAGCGAAGCGACAGGGCGGGCGACCGGGGACGGTCGCCCCTACGAAAGAAACGAGGTGTACTCATGTGGCCTTTCGATAAACGGCCCAGGAACGAAGCGAAGGCCCGGGACAAGCCCGCTGCCCGCAGCGCGCCCGGCACAGAGAAGTGGGCCCCCGTGTACCGGGCCCGGGCGGACAACACCATGCGGGGCAACGAGGCCATCTACGCGGCGGTAAGCCGGATCAGCAACACCATCGCCAGCATGCCCCTGCATCTGTACAAGGGGCATGAGATGCAGACCGGCCATCGGCTGGAGCGGCTGGTGGGGCTTTCTCCCAACGAGAATTTTACCCCCTTCGGGTTTTTGCAGACCATGGAGGCCTTCCGGAACACGGAGGGCAACGCCTACGCCCTGATCGTTCCGGATCAGCTGGGGGGCACCCGGCGGCTGGACATCCTGGACCCCACACGGGTGAGGCCCCAGCGGCATCCGGATACCAAGGAAATGTGGTACGTGGTGACCCTGGACAACGAGAAGCCCTATCCCCTGCCCGGCTGCCAGCTGATTGTGGTGCGGCATATGAGCGCCAACGGGGAGATCGGGATCCGGCCCATTGACGTGCTGCGGGACACCCTGGACTATGACAAGCAGGTGAAGGCCCTGAGCCTGCAGCAGCTGGACGGGGTAAACCACGGCATCTTCCTGACGGTGCCCAATACGGGCCTGGGAGACGATAAGAAGGAAGCGGTGATCGACAGCTTCCTGGACGCCTACGAGCGGAGCGGCCAGCGGGTGGTGATCCTGGAGGGCGGGCTGACGGCCACCACCTTCAGCCAGAGCGCCATCGACGCTCAGGTGCTGAACGTGGAGCGGATCACCCGGAACCGGGTGGCCACGGTGTACAACATCCCGCCCCACATGCTGGGCGATTACACGGATACGGGGTTTTCATCCCCGGAGCAGCAGATGCAGGAGTTTTTCCAGCTGACCATCATGCCCATCGTGGCCCAGTGGGAGCAGGAACTGAACCGAAAGCTGCTGACAACCGCGGAATACGGCGCCGGGTACCGGTTTCGGTTTGATATGGATTCCCTGGCCCGGGCGGACACCCAGACCATGGCGGAAAAGTACCACAAAGCCATCCGGGGTGGATGGATGCGGCCCAATGAGGTGCGGCTGCGGGAGGGCCTGCCGCCGGACGAGTACGGGGACCAGCTGATGGCCAGCCGGGATCTGCTGCCCCTGCGGGTGAGCGTGGAGAACCCGGAGATGCTGCTGAAAGGGAGGGCGCAGCCCGACTAGGCCGGCCACGTACCGGACGGGGCGGCGGCCGCGACGGAGAAGGAAAAGGAGGAGGCGGGAAGGGTTTGAATTTTTATAATTTTGCCCGGGACGGGGACGGCAGCGACGTGCTGACCATCGACGGGGAGATCGCCAGCGAGGAGAGCTGGTGGGGGGGCACGGTGTTGGCCAGGAAGTTCCGCGGGGAGCTGGGCAAGTGCAAGGCGGTGACCGTGTGGATCAATTCGCCGGGGGGCGACGTGTTTGCCGCCGCGGAGATCTACACGGCCCTGAAGGAGCATCCGCATCCGGTGACGGTGAAGGTGGCGGGCATCGCGGCAAGCGCCGCCAGCCTGGTGGCCATGGCCGGGGATACGGTGCTGATGTCGCCGGTGGCCACGATGATGATCCATGACCCGTGGACCTGGTGCGCCGGGAATGCCCGGGATCTGGAGCACTGGGCCGTTGTGCTGCGGGAGATCGGCGAGGGGCTGGTTGCCGCTTATGCCGGCAAGACCCACAAGAGCTGGGAGGAGATCAGGGACATGCTGGCGTCGGAAACCTATATGAACGCGCAACGGTGCGTTGATGAGGGATTCGCGGACGGGGTGATGAGCTGGGAGAATATGACGGCTTCCGGAGCCTCGGCGGCCATGGCGAGAGCGCCGGTTTCCAGCGCCATGCGGGGGGCGAATTACGCCCCGGCCGCGATTTGCGCCAAGCTGAAGGGGGTGCAGACGTTACCGGCGACCGTATTTGGGAAATTGTTTGACATGCCCGGAAGGCATACCCACTCGGGAGTCATCGTGTCACATAACCATCAGGATACATTGACGACTTATTACCCATTGGATAAGGCTGAGGCCGTTGCGAAAGCGATGGCGGCAGCCCGGCTGGACATTGAGAAAAGGGCGCGGATCATGGCGGAAGCGTACGCGGTGTGAAACCAAGGAGGGAGGGGCTTTAGCCCCGACTAGGAGCGACAAAGGAGGAAAAGGAAATGACATTGGCAGAGCAGCAACAGGATATCAAGGAGCTTGGGGCGCGGATCCGCGCCGCGGCTACGAGGCTGGCCGAGGCGGCCGCCGACAGAGACACCCCCATGGAGGATCTGGAAACACAGCGGGGAGCGCTGCGGGACATGAACAGCCGGATGTCGGCCATGCAGGCGGCCTATGACGCGCAATACGCCGAAGGGGCCGAGGGCCTGCCGGGGGGAGGGGGGGCGGATGCGGCGGGAAACCGCGGGCAATCGCCCCTGCGGGATATGCTGAAGAGCAACGAATACGCCCGGGCCTTCGCGGACGCCATCCGGGCCGGGGCCAAGTACGACAGGATGACCGACCCCGGGCACAAGGTGCTCTACGACGCCCTGACCATCGCCGGGGATCCGGCGGGAGGCCAGGACGGCGGCTTCCTGGTGCCGGAGGACATCGACCACAGCATCCGGGAACGGCGCCGGGCATTGATGCCGCTGGCGGACCTGTTCAGCCAGGAGGCCACCAGCACCAACAGCGGCTGGCGGGTGATGGACGTGGCGCCCACCGCGGGCATGACGGCCCTGGACAGCGAGATTCCGGCCGGGGGCGTTCCCATGGACGACCAGCCGAAGTTTGAAAAGGTGCCCTATTCGCTGACCACCTACGGATTGAATTTGCCCCTGAGCAAGGAGCTGGCCGCGGACGAGGTGGCCAACCTGTTCGGCTACATCGCGGGGTGGTTCGCGAAGAAGCAGGTGCTGACGGAGAACCTGCTGCTGAGGGCCGTCCTGGCGGAGCTGGTATCCTCGCAAATTGTCGGGGATTTGCAAGCACTGGATTCGATCAAGGCGGTGCTGAATAAGGATCTGGACCCGGCCATCAGCCTGACCGCGTCCATCCTGACCAACCAGGACGGGTACCATTTTTTGGACACGCTCAAAGATGAGAACGGACGGCCGCTGCTGCAGCCGGATCCCACCCAGGGCACGGGGATGATGCTGAAGGGCAGGCCGGTGAAGGTGGCGTCCAACTGGCTGCTGCCCAGCCAGGAGAACGCGGCCGGCGAGTACTACCCCATCTACATCGGCGATTTTGCCCAGTACGCCACGCTGTTTACCCGGCAGCCCCTGGAGGTGGCTTCCACCGACATCGGCGGCCAGGCCTGGCGGAGCAATTCCGTGGAGGTGCGGGGCATCAGCCGGATGGGTGTGGCGGCCTTTGATAAGGGCGCGGTGGTTCGGCGGGCGATCTTTATAGAGGCTGAATAGGCAGCGCAAGGAGCAACGGAGGTTTGGAAACATGAAAGACGGGACCCGGGAAACAGAATCTCTGGATATGCTCCGGCGATTCGCCGGAGTTCACGAGGGCGACGAAAAGGTGCTGAAGCTATGCCTGATGGCAGCCGTGAAGTGGTACGCCAATGCCGGGGTGACCCGGGGCAGGGACGGCGAATTGTATGACTTTTGGGTGTGCAACCTGGCGGCCTGGTTTTACGACAACCGGGGGATCGGGGGCGATGACGCCAGGGTGCCGTCCTGTATTGTGACCAGCGTCCACCAGCTGCGGAGAAGCGTGAAGGGGATGAAGCCGCAATACTACAGGCGGGCGGCGGGAGCGCGGCCGGGGGCACCGTAAGGAAGCGTGGTGGTTTGAGTGGCGAAGAGCGCCAGGATCGGGGAGATGAGCACCCTCATTATCGTGGCGGCGCTTGCGGATGCTGCGGTCAACGAAAACGGGTTTACAACGAAAACCTGGGAACCCGTTTTTGAGGAACCCGTATATTGCCTGTGGGTGAACCAGCACGGCAGCGAAGTGTACGAGAATATGCGGCTGGGGCTGAAGGACCCGGCCACGCTGACCCTGCGGTACTCCCCAAAGATCAACGAACGGTGCCGGATCTGGCGGGCCGGCGAGCCGCAGACGGAAGAGAACGCCTATGAGGTGGTCAGCATCGACAACGTGCGCGAGGGGCGAAGGTTTCTGGAAGTGCGCGTGAGAAGGGTTGTGAAGGCGTGAGCCAGAGGAGGGAACCCACAGGGCGGCTCACAGAGAAGCCGTACCCGCGACGGGGCGAAGCCGCGGGGCGGGCGACAAAGACGTGGGCGGCGAAGCTGATGAAGGGGTGGAGCGGTT